TCACTAATGGTTGCACTTGAAAAAGATACATCGGCAAAATCAACGTAGGCCGTTGACCCTGAAGAAGCGACCGTTACACTTGATAACGTTGCTCCACCTGCCGTGTAGTTTGTACCACTTGATTCATTAGTTGTTGAATAAGCAGTTGTTGTTGCTCCAAGTGTTGCACTCGATGTATAAAGAGCCAACTTTAATGTATGACCGTCAAGATCATGCGTACCCTCAAGTAGCTCTTCTTTAAATGAATTACATATTGCTTGTGTTATTGCCATAAAAATCTCCTATGCGGTACTTACCTCAGACCACGATTCGCCTGTCCCTGTGGCGCTGATAGCTGACCATGATTCAGTTGTACTAGATGTACTAATAGCGGACCAAAATTCACGGCCGATGTCAGGTGTGCCACCAAACGATGATACACCAAAAGCCACCATTCCGAAACCAGAAGTTTCAAAAGTTCCGGCAACGTCAGTACTGATCGCCTCTAAAATGTATACTGGTGACCAGAGTTCTGTTGCCATTATTTATCCTCTTTTGTTTCTTCGTCCTTTTTAGTAGCTTCTGCTAATTCAGCTTTAGCCATAGCAAGCTCGACCTGCAACTTCGCATTTAAGTCCATTGCTTCGTTTCTTTGTTGAGTTAACAATCTTATTAAATTGTTAACGTATTGGGTTGTTTTTTCGTCCATGGTTCTTCCTTTCCTAACATTAAGCGTCCTCCAATGTTTTAATTCTTGCTTCTAGTTCTTGTATAGTTTTCACCATCAATGGTACAAGTTTTGATTGGTCTATACCTTGAGGTTCAATAAAAGTTTGCTCGTCTCCATCTTCATCTATTTCAGTTCTTGTTGCATCTTTTGCTCCACGCACAGCTTCAGGAACAATACTTGATACTTCGTGTGCTATAAAGCCATCCATTAAAGTATTTGTATCATCAGCAATCCAATTAAATCTAGCAGGTTTTAGTTGTTTTAATCTTGTTGTAGCATCCCAAGTGTAATCTACATTTTCTTTTAATCTATAGTCTGAGGATGTAGCAAAAGTGGTGTTACTTCCATCATTAGTTATCCCACCCACAAGAGTTCCACTTGCGTTTATACATCTTAAATTATGTATAGTGCCAGTATCAGATGAGTTAACGTGAGCCATAGCATTTTGTGCATGACTAACTGAATAAAGATTAAATAAAGTATCACCAGATGTACTTGTACCACCTATTGTAACTCTACCAGTACTAGCAATACGCATTCTTTCAGTAGGAGCCGAAGCACCATCAGCAGTTGTTAAAAACTCTAATCTTCCTGGCATATCATCACTTCCAGGAGTGCCATCACAAGCAGCTCTTATCTGTGCACCTGGAACTAAATTAGCTGCTCCATCATCACCAGTAAAATTTATTTGTCCAAGATCATCATTATCTTGTACCACTGTAAATGAACCAACTGTACCATTTCTCGATTTACCAAGAGTTAATTGAGGTGGATATGCATTTGCACTAAATCTAGTAATAGTTAAATGACCATCATTGCCACCTGTTCCGTTTATTTGTAAAGCAGCATCGTTACCACCACTTTGAATAGTTGTGGAGTTTCCAATATGCACTCTATCATTACCACCATCAACAAAAATCATATTAGCATTGCCGTTTGATTCGATGCGAAAATCTTTGTCCGCACTTGATTCGTTAAATACGAAAGAACCACCATCAAACGATACATCACCTGAAGTTGTTATAGCTATATTTGATGCAAGTTTATCTCCAGTCACCGATCCATCAGTCGGTGTCACCGTTCCGCCATTATCCGAACCTAGTAGCACTGCAAAGAAACTTGTGCCTGTAGCAGGTGCGGTTGTGAATGTTAGTGTGCTAGAAGATATAGTAAAGTCTGTTCCTGGATTTTGAATAACACCACCAAGAGATAATAGTATTTGATTAGCATCACCCATAATCACATTGGTTGAATTAACCTGCATAGTAAAACCAGTTGTTGAGCCATCAAAACTAGATGCTATACTATCTAGTTGTCTAAACGCTCCTGATTGTAAACCTCTTCCTATATAACTCATTAGTCTGCCGCCTCTATTGTGTTACCTGCGTCTACCCATTCAAGTATTTCTTGATAATCTGAATTACGTTCTGCTATTGGAACCGAAACCATGTGTGTTGCGCTAGTTTCAGGAGTAATAACGCTAATGCCTACCACTTTTCCTGTTCCCGTCGCATCTTTATAATATTTTGCTGATAAAATTTTCATAATTATAGCTCCGCATCAAATTCTATTTTAGCATCACCATCATTGTTGTCTCTACAAAAACCAGGTGTGCCTTGTTCATTATTATCTGATATAGCACTAGTAAATTGGCATACATCAACTGTTGTTCTATTGATTTGAATGCTTGATAAAGCTCTATCATTACCAGCCATAGCACCAGCAAAATTCCCAGTGGCTGCTGCTGTAGGTTGTGCTCTCATTCGTGGGCATAATCTATATGACCATATAAAAGCTGTATCACTCCAAGCGGCACCTTCTCCCATCTGGTCATAAGTTTGGTCAGCTTGCCATTTTTGAAAATATCTTTGACATCTTTGGAACTGAACATCGTGAGGTACGTGTTCAAAATCAGACACACCACCTAACTCTAATTGTACACCAGTTAAATAAAATTCTCTGTCTGTGCTTGCAAGTACACTACCTATGCCTGCTGCTCTATTTGTATTAGTTCTATTTGCCCAAGAACCTGAAAGAGTACCACTTGTATAATCAGTACCACCATGAAGCCACCAGTGTACAGATATACCAGCAGTATTATTATTAGCAAGTGTTTCTCCATTTGTGTCTGCTGGAATTTCAAATGTAAATCTTTGCCAAGAAGTTGTTACGGCAAAAGTTTGTGATTGTAATCTATCGTGTTCATTGTCATACACTTCAACAACATAAGTTAAACTTGCATCAGCTTTTGCATAAAAAGATAAATATAATTTCTTTGCATCAGACAAACCTTTCCTTAAATGCTGTAAATTTTGAGTTTCAAACGAAGTTTGAAGAAATACATATTCACTTGCTGCTACGCTAGTATCTGCTGTTGTACAAGCTAGTTTATACGAATAGTTTAGTCCGAAGTCACCTGGAGCTGTACCTGATTGACTAACTGTAAAAGCTCCTGCGTTATTAGCAGTATAAAGTTTAAATCTATCGGGGCCATAAAAACCTGTACTATTTACTCCTGTTGAATCTCCTCTTTGGGATACTTGCATATCACCATTAATAACAATATTTCTAAATGGTCTGTTGTTGTCTATGAATGTGTTACTTACTTTTGTTTGACTCATCTTATGCGTCCTCCAATGCTTTTACTTTTGTTTCAAGTGTTTCTATTTTTGACATAGCTTCTTGTAAAGCCTTAACTGCTTTCATATAAAGAATAGAATATTTAATACCTTTAATAGTTGAATTTTCCCAGTCGTTAAAATCTTCATGTGTATCTTTATCTAATTCACTAGCCGCATATTCTTTTACAAGATTAGGAGATACTGATTCTACTTCTTGTGCTATTAGTCCAAGATGTATAGGAGCTTTATCTGCACCATACTGAACAACATCATCTTTCTTTTTAAAGTTTTTAAACTGTAATGCTTTAATATCATCCCATTGACTGTTAGCAGCCGTAATATTTTGTTTAATTCTTTCATCTGAAAGAGTGCCGTATGTGCCATCGTGATTTTGAAAGTCACCGTCTGACCAACACCTAGCTCTTATAGCAGACGAATCTTGCCAAGATTGTAAATAAATAGTGTTATTATCAATGGCTTGTTGATTGAATTGAACAACAATGCCGTTGGGATCACCGCTACTTATATCATGTTTAAACCAAGCTATTTGAACACCTGCTGTTCCTTCACTTACTTGTAATGCACTTCCTGTATAGTCAGAACTTTGGTTTATCCAAACATTATCTGAACCACCATCAACAAATAATGCGTGCGTGTGTCCATTACCTTCTACTCGGAAGTCTCTATCAACTGAATCGTCATTGTAAACAACTTCAGCATGACTAAAGTTAACAATATTATTTCCAGTAGCATCTTTAAAAATAAGGTCTGCTGTTTCAGAGCCATCCGTAGTAGCTAATATACGAGATAATATTGTAATATAATCGTGAACATCATCATTAGCATTTTCACCACGAAAAACTATTTTACCTAAAAAATCATTAGCAGCAGGACTAGATGAATGACGATAAAAATTTGCAACAGGGCCAACACTAGCATCGGCATCTGTTGATACTAAGCTAAGTGTATCTGTGTTGTCAGCAGTTGTGATTGTAGTACCATCATTAATAGTTAATCCTGTTGCTGTCATTGACATAACATCTGTCCCACCTGCCTTAAAATCTATCTGGTCATCGGTGTCCGCGCTTATTGTTGTATCGGCATCTGCATCAAGAATGAGTTGGTCCGATGCGCCGTTGAGATCTAATGATGCAGCTTGGCCAATGGGTAGTGCGCCACCTATGTGTATTGCATTTACTTCTGAATTATTTGGTGCCGTGCCGACTAAAGTTAATGTTGTTCCTGATACAGTAAAATCATCAGTTGCTTCTTGCACAACACCATCGATTGTAACCAAGATAGCTGATTCGTTAAAAGGAGTTTTACTTAATGTAAAAGTTTTATTAGCTGTGCCGTCACCTGTAAATGTATCAGTAACAAAACCTTGAAAAGTATCAGCTGGTAATGTTTGTCCAATATAACTCATTAGTCTGCCGCCTCTATTGTATTACCTGCATCTACCCATGCAAGAACATCTTGATAGTCTGTGTTTGCATTGTCTTTAGGAACAAAATAAATTTTATCGTTTGTATCTGTAACTTTTAATTGATTAGTTTCTGTTGTTCCATCTTCAGGCATAACCATTTTTTTTACACTTTTAATATTCATAGTTATAACTCCGCTGATAAAGTAATTCTACCACTTGTTGTATTGATATAAAGACCGCCTGCTGCGTTTGCTGCAAAAGCACCACTTGAATTCATATCAAATCTAACAGCATCATCTGTAGTATCAGTGGCTGCTTCAGCTGTTAAAGTTTGATAACCACCATTATAATACGCTTTAAAATCTGTATTTCTTGTTCCAACAAAAGCTCCTGTTGGATTTGACCTCATAACCACTGGAAGCTGTAGTCTTGTGGACATAACATTAGCGTTTACTCCCCATAAAGGATAGGCTTGCCAAGAGCCAGAAGCAGTATGAGGAATTTGTTGATAGTATCTTTGACATCTTTGTAACTGAACATCATGAGGTAGGTGTTCAAAGTCTGTGGCTGCGTCTCCTATTTCTAGTTGAACACCAGTAACTCTAAATGTGTTATCTGTTGAGCTTAAAAAATTATCTAAGCTTGATGTGTTAAAATCTTGGTTTGATGTCCACGTGTCAGCTGTTGCTTGATAGTTAGAACCACTTGCTAAAACAAAACTAACTTCAATACCTTCACCGTTATCATTAACAATGTCTCCACCACTAGCTGTTATTAAACTTGTTGAACCAGCTGTTGGAGATATAACTATTTCAAATTTTTTCCAAGACGTTGTAACAGCTATATCTTGAAACCAATAATATGCAGTTGAGTCTCTCTTCCATATACTGACACCATATGTTTTGCTTGCATTTGCTTTTGCATAAAAAGACAGAGTTAATGTTTTAGCTGCTGATGTTCCGTATTTAAAAGGTTGACAAAATTGAGCTTCAATTGTTTGTCTCATTTGAACAATAGAGTTTGCTGCAACACTTGTATCTGCAGTTGTGCATGTTAATAAATTACAATAATACATTCCTGTTGTGGCTTGGTCAGCGTCAGACAAAGTTTCTCTTTCAGTTGTCATCGCACCATCTGTGCCATAAAAAGGAAAATGCCATCTGTCACATGCAGAATAAGAACCGTCTGATACTGCAGTTGCAGCAGTGGCTCTTTGCCATATTTCCATGTCACCATTAATTATAAAATTTTTAAACTGTGTGTTGCCATCCAAAGCACTAGTCGGTATTTTTTGTACCATCTTACGTGATCTCCATAATGGATATAGTACCTGATATTTTATCAGCTACCGAACAATCTATTTTTATAGCATCTGTAGTTTCTAAAACAACTTTACTTGTACCTAA